TAGCAATTTAAGTATTTCAACATCTCGAAAGTTATATTGAATAAACTTATAGATATCGTCTTCAAATAAATTATCAAGATTACCTTCGTATTCAATTTTATTTAACCCAGTATATTTTTCACCAATAACATCTAGTTTATATGAAGGTTCATCTCTAAAACTGAATTTTTTATGGACTCTTATGTAATCTAAAGACTCAACACCTACAATGTCTACATACATATCTTGTTTATACCATCTGGCTTTTATCTCACCTGTATTTTGATCCTTGTATTTAGATGATTTACGAGTTTTAACTATTCCCAGAGGGGATAAACTAGTAGCTGCTTTTTTAGATAAAACCTTTTCAATTCTGTAATAAAGGTAGGGAATATCAAAATAATCACTATTCCACCCAATAATAATGTCAGGACTCATTTCCTTAAAACGTTTAACAAATGTTTTTAATAATTCTATTTCAGTTTTAACAGGTATTATTTCTTTGTTTTTAGCTTTAGTTCTATTTAATTGTCCCTTTTTATCTAAGATAATAATCGCCCACAAATCAGTTTGTTTATCCCACCAGGCAATTGAAGTAACGGGTTTTGGAGCATCTTCTATATATTCTTCAGTCAGGGCACCTCCCATCTCAATTTCAATATCGAAAAAGACTTCTCGGTGCCCTGTTGAAGGTTCATCATTAATCCCATATTTTTCAATAAGGAACTTTTGATAAGCAGGCATATCGTGAAAGTGTAATCCGGGGGTGTTTTTATCCTTATACATTGGGTTTTTAGAAAATCTCCAATTAGTAACAGGTTTTACAAACTCACCATTTAGACCTTTTAGAGTAGCTTCTTGTTTAGAGCAATTAACATAAGCAGTATTTTTATACTCTACTACTTGATGTTTACCATCCTCTTCCCATAGATGCATTTCATATAAATTATGGTCTAACTTCTTACCTTGATAACATTTTTTATACAAATCTATCTATTTTTTGCTATTATCTTCTTTAAAGAATTGTAGTAGATCGGGACGGAAATAGTTAATGTTTTTCATAACTTTACGATCTCTCGTTCTATAAACAATAAACTTATTATCAACTTTTTCGTAATGACAGTCTTCACCTTGCTCAGCGGAACGTACTTCCACTGTTTTTTGAGCTTCCTCCTCTGTTTGGCAAGCCTTCGAGAGATTAGATGCCTGGACTTCTTGGTAAGCTTTCCAAACTTTATCTTTAAGACCATGTAACATAGCACCGTTCCCAAGGGAAACATAAGTAATATCACACAAAGCATCAAGAACTTCAACGATATCTCCGTTTTCGCACGCTTGTTTGTACTCTTCCAACTCTTCAAGAATGAAGTTGTAAACAAACATCCATTCACCTTTTTCTTTAGGGATTGTAGGTTCATAATTATTAGGTTTATTCATCAACGCGTTAAATTCTTCTACTTCACTTACAAATGGAACATATTTTCCTTCAAATTTAGCTGCTATCCTTTCAGCAACTACTGAAGCCCATTCTATTTCAGGGATCATAGAAAGTTGATCTCTATCTTCTAAGGAACGAAGTAAACTAACACTATTCCTTAATTCTAATTCAATAATATCTTTAAAACTACTCATAATTTAAATATTGTGTCCTCCATTATTAATTTTTAAACTATCAAAAAATTCTTTACGTGCATTATTTTGGTCATCTCTAAATGCACCTGATGCTTTAGTGGTAACCATTGCTGCACCTTGATGTTTTACTCCTCTACAAGATACGCAATTATGAGTACCTACAATAGTAACGATTACACCCAAATTACCTTCTGTAATCTTATCTACAGCATTATGAATTGCTGATGTTAATTGCTCCTGAATGGCTCCTCTACGTCCAAATAATTCTACAATTCTGTTTAATTTAGATAAACCAATTACTTGACCTTTTTCACCTGCAATATAACCAATGTGAACTACACCTCCAATTGTTTGGTGGTGGTGTGAACACATTGAGGTAAGTGGGATATTACGCTCAATAATTACTCCATCATAACCATCTGAAGGGAATGAAGTGATAGGAGACATTGCGTTATAACGACCAGCCCATAAATCATTCACATATGCTTTAGCTACACGACGAGGTGTTTCCATTGAGTTTGGATCATTTCTCCAGTCACATTTTAAAGCATCTAAAAACTTACCATAAGCTTCTTCTGCTTCATCAATCATTTTATCTTTTTCGGATTGTTGTAAAGGGAAACCTTCAGCAACACCATTGGCAAAACCAGTTTTTACCACTTCTAATTCTTCGTGGATTTTTCTACGTTTGTTTTCCATGTATTATAACTTATTTTGTGTGAATATACGAAACCTATTTACAAAGCCCAAATTGAGGGGGAATTCCTCATATGACCTTTATCATTGTCCATTCCCATACCAACAACCCATTCATCTTTAATTGTAAAAGCATGGTATGATTTTTGTTTTGGAATTGGTGAGTTCTCTCTTGTAATTAAAGTAATGATTGAGATAGAAGCAGGTTTTTTTACCTCTAAATAATCAATAACAGCATCCATTGTGTTACCTGAATCTAAGATATCATCTACAATGTAGACGTGTTTGCCTTTAATAGGTGTTTCTAAATCTTTTGATATAACTATATCACCTTGTTTGCGGTTTGTATACGATTTAACGCGCATAAAATCGCATTCCATGTCAACCGGTGTAGCACGGACTAAATCGCTATAAAAAGCAAATGCTCCATTTAATAAACCTACCATTATAATAGGAGTTTTATCTCCTCTATGGTCATCAGCAATTTGTTTACCAATAATTTTAGTTTGGAATTGAATTTCGTCAGCTGTTAATAACTCTTTCATTTGAATTTATTTTTTACTCTTTCTGAAATTGGGATAGGATCATTATTTTCATCTATCCTTACGAATTTAATATTTGTAGATAATATAATGCTTTGCTTTCCAGAATACACATTATGTGAACGGGCTTCCATATAAAGTGTAAGGGAAGTAGTACCAATTTCTTTTACCTTCCCATACATTTTAATCATTTGGCCTTCCTTAGCAGATTTTTTAAATACACACTTATCAATCATTACAGTTACCATTCTCGGAGTATCACATACTTCCATTGCATATGCTGCTGCTCCAGCATCTAACCAAGCTAATAACTTACCTCCAAAAAGATTAGCATGAAAACCTAAATCTGATTTCTTAATTGGATGGGTTGAAATTAATTGCATTATTTTTTTCTTTTTACTAAACAATTTTTACATAAGTGTATTGTATAGGCTGGGCCTACAATAGATTCAGGTATACTATACTTTAAAATAGTTTTGTCAGGAATGCTGTTAAGGCAATCCTGACAAACTGTAGTTAGCTTAGGTTGTTTTTTAGCCATTATACTCCTCTTTGAGTATCAAAAGCTATAATATGATCTCTACCTGTCATATTGTAACCCTTTTCAGCACACATCTCAAACACTAAAGGATACATCTCAATTAATGTCTCTCTAGTATCTCCAGCTGGCATGATGTAGGTTTTATCTTTAGGAATATCGAGCTCTTGTCTGTAAGCTTCGATTTCAGCGAGTCCTTCATCAGTGCCATCCCAGACAGGCTTATAATGATAGTCAGTATGATAACCAATACTCTTTCTAATGGCCTCAGAATTAAGGCGAAGACGATTGTGCGTTTTAACCATCTTTTCATCCGTGACTGATCCATTGGGAGTGGTAGCACCAATAACAGGGATACTATTGCTAAACTTAGGTGAGATAGAAAGGAGATCAATCGGGTAATCGGTTTCGAGGAAATGAGAACCTTCAGTCTCGATAGTAATGAGGATTCCTCTTTCATGAGCAAAGTGTGTTATTTCATTAACTAATGCTGGATGCATAGTAGGGCTACCGCCTGTTAACATCATTTCTTTGACGTGAGGATTCTCATCATAGATCTTAATAATGTCATTGAAAGTAAATGTTCCCTTTTCGGGGTGAATACTAGTGTAAAAAGAATCACACCAACCTCCTTCACCAAAGAAACAGCGGTGGGTACAACCTGTAGTTCGTACTGCAATAGTAGGTCTACCAAATCGACTACCTTCACTTTGCACACAACGATAAACTTCCAATATAGGAAGTACTTTATTATAATCTTCAATTCGACCTAGAGGGGCGGTCTTATCCCATAATTTAGGATTCAACATAGTAAGCTGCGTTTTTACCATGTTCAGCAAATTTAACCTTAGTAACTCTTACTCTATCTTCGGTTTCATCCTGAACAAATTTGTTAAGTTTTTTAAAGATAAATTCGGCAAATTTCTCTGCTCCTGTAGCAGGAATAACTCTAAGCTGGATAATACCTTCAAATTCTAGTTTTTTAAGATGAGGTAATGCAGGATCATCTTCTGCGGCAATCAAAGTGTGATCAAACATATAATCCATCCATGCTTTAGGAGACATACCATCAATTTGAGTTTTAGCCCTTTTCATACCTCCAAAATCCCAAACCCAATTTCTATGGTCTAGATCTCCTTCAAAGTAAACTTTGAAAGAGACCCCATAACCATGAAGAAATCTACAATGAGTATCTTCTGCTTTCCATTGACGGAATACAGTTGAAAATCCATCAAATACTTTACTTGATTGAAATTTACCCATTATAGAATTGTTTTACAAAGTTAGCATCTTTTACACCTACAAACATATCTAGTTTGTTTCCATTACCATCTACTTTAATAACAGAGGGGACACTACGAATTCCATATTTGGCTGTAAGTTCGGTTTCTATTTGAGTGTTTATTTTCTGTACAGGGATTCCAGATTGTGATACTTGGTCCATAATTGGCCCAAATGTGCGACAGGGCCCACAATGAGGAGAACTGAAGTAGATTAATTTCATAATTTATTTATTTTTATTGTTTATATTTCCATTTATAACCATAAGCAGTTTTTTGGTTACCTCTACAACAGGCACCAACACCATCACTATTAGGTTTACCCATAATATACTGAGCTTCTTGTTGAGAGACAAATTCACGTATAAAATTTCCATCTAAATCGTATTGAAGAACTGGTTTGGTTTGCCAAGTATTAGGTCTGTCTTTAAGAAAACCTCTAGTGGCCTTTATTTTAGCTTTATGTTCTTTACTAAATAGTTTTCCTTTATGAGCCATAGTTTTTCCTTTTCTAGATTTGCTTATTTTTCTTCCTCTTTCAGGAGTAAAAATTTTATCTTTAGTTTCTTGAGTCATAAAGTCCATTCCACCTCCTCCAGCATTCTTATTGTCTAATTTATATCCTAAATCTGTATATTTTTTGATATAATATTTTTCCCAACGTCTCCAATTTTTAACTTCACTTATAATTTTCATTTGAACTTCAGGACCATAAGTTTGTTTATGATTTTCTAATCGTTCTAAATGTCGTCTTGATTTACCAATATAAAATGGTATATTATCTCCTTTATGTAAATAGTATATTTTAGTGTGTTCCATGGTTATACATATGTATAAATCCAAGGAACACACCAAAAGATTTTT